TCAAGGCAGCGACGAGTGGCTGTCATTGCGGTGCGGACTTTTGACCGCCAGCGAAATGAAACTGATTCTCACGCCAACATTGAAACTGGCGTCAAACGACAAGGAGCGGGCGCATACCTATCAGTTGCTCGCCCAGCGCCTCACAAAGTACGTCGAGCCGAGCTATTCGAGCGACGACATGCTGCGCGGCAAAGACGAAGAAATAGAGGCGCGCTTTCTATATTCGCAGACCTACGCCCCGGTTCGTGAAGTTGGTTTTGTCACGAACGACAAATTCGGGTTCGTCGTCGGCTATTCTCCAGACGGCCTGATCGGCGAGGATGGTCAGCTCGAAGTGAAGTCTCGCAGCCAGAAATATCAATTCGAGACGATTATTGAAAACGCCGAGCAGCAAACGATTCCTACCGACTTTGTGTTGCAGGTCCAGACCGGGCTTTTGGTGACAGAGCGCAAATGGTGCGACTTCGTATCGTATTGCGGCGGAGCCCACATGTTGACGGTTCGCGTCTATCCTGACCTTGAAATTCAGGAGCGTATTGTCTCGGCTGCGGCGGCTTTTGAAAAGAGGATTGCCGAGAAGATCGACAAATATCACGCAATCGTCAAAGCCGACAATGTCCGGCTGCTACCGACAGAGCGCAAACTGTACCAGGAGATCAGGCTATGACGGACCTCAGATCAACAGTTGCCCCGAAAAGCGACCAGCTTAATTCTGACGATCTCATCGGGCAGACGATGACCGTCAGAGTGACGAAGGTGTCGCTACTGGCAGAAGCGGATCAGCCGATCGCTATCAACTTCGACGGCGACGGCGGCAAGCCGTATAAGCCCTGCAAGTCCATGCGGCGCGTGCTAATCATCGTGTGGGGCGACGACGGCAATAAGTACATCGGTCGCAGCATGACGCTTTACCGCGACGAAAAGGTGATGTTCGGCGGGCTTGCCGTTGGCGGGATTCGCATCAGCCACATGTCGGACATCGAAGGCCCCGTGACAATGGCTTTGACGGCGACACGCGCCAGCCGGAAGCCTTACACGGTGCGGCCGCTGATGGTCCCGGAGGTTGCGCCGCAGCCAGCCACCCCAGCGGCCTCGCCAGAGGCCATCGCCGCCGCCGTGGCGCAATGCGAGGCTGCGGCGAAGTTGTCGACGCCGAGCGCGCTTGGGCTCGTGTGGAATGGCCTCTCGCGCGAGATCAGGGCCGTGATCGGCGCCGAGCAGCTTGCCGCATGGAAAGCCCGCATCGAAGCCAACGCGAAGGACGAGACGTCATGACCATCACCCCAGCCCTGCTTGACGAGATCGAGGCGGCGCTGAGATAGGCTGCAATATGCGTTGTCTCACGCTACGACCGGGACATTATCCGCGCTCTCGCCGACAAAGAGGAAAGGTGCGCAACAAATGGCTGAGATCGTATTCGCGTTCATGGTTATCCTGTCGCTCATCGTAGCGATTTACGGAATGGATGCTAGTTATCGGAACGGCGTTTCGGACGGGGCCTACAACCAATGGCTACCGCGCGTCCGAAAAATCATCGAGGCCGACGCGAAGTTCCCGCCTCCTGGGTATAAAAAGCGGCCGACCGAAGCGGAATGGCTGAATGATGACGACGACAATGTCTGATCTAATCGACCGCGTCGCCGCCGCGATCCACACGTATGCGATAATGCAATACGGGCCTGACCACACGTTCGCGGTCCACGAGCGAGCCAAGGGGTACGATTCTCGACCGATCGCGAAGGGCATGACCAGGGCGGACGCGACGGCGCTCAGGGATCGCGAGAATGCGAAGGCGGCGATTGCGGTGGTGAGCGCCAATGACTGACGCAACTTACCACGTAGTCGCGCGCCATCCCTTCGGCAACGCGCGCGTGACGATCATCCAGCCACGGACACTTGCCGAAGCCGAGCGCGAAGCTGCGATATGGCGGGGAATGGGGCTTGAGGCGACCGTGGTTCAGGACGTCCCGTATCCGTAAGGCGACCCGGCGAACTTCGGGCTCACAGTTAGCGCCGAGAGGTTTGGCAGAGGCACGGCCGAAAATATCACATATGCGGCCAGCGCAGCGCCGGACAGCGCCAGCCCCCGATCCGAGGAAACCTCAAGCGCGGGCGACGCGTCGAGCTTCGGGTCGCGCTCCCGCGTGGCGATGGCGATGCGCCAGAGGCCATCGAGCGGGGCGTCAGGGCCGGGCTGCGTCGTGACGTTGCCGGCTTCATCCGTGACTTGGATCGTGCCGCCCGTCCCGTTGATCGTGACGGACAGTCCGGGGATGACGTTGCCGATCCACCCGCCGGGCGACAGAGCCGAAGGGGCGGACCACCACGCGCCGACAACCGGGTCTGCTTTTGCAGCATCCTGAGACGGAAAAGCGAAGATGTAATCGAACGGTCCCATAAATCCTCACTGGTTCAAGAGCGACTGGTTGCACACTTCGGCGACGCGGGAGATTGTGCCGTTGAATATGTTGCCGTATTGATCGGTTCCGATTTGCAGCTTGTTCATTCCCGAAGGAAACCCGATCGGACTCGCGGTCGCTGTGTTTGCCGTGTTGAAGGCGGCGTTCAGTGTTCCAGAGATCGACGTTGCTGTTATTTTGCCCGAGACACCCTGCGGCCACGCAGGAGAAGGTCCAGCGCGATAAAAATTCGACGAAGAAAGCTCGTCCGCCGCAGATTTCGGAGACATAAAAAGCCGCTTTATAGTAAGCGAATTGACAGTGCTGCCATTGTTGAGCGAAGCCACGGGCTGATCGGCAGTCGCAACAGGAGATCCAGGAGTCGCAACGCCGTAGAGTGACGCAAGGCTTGTGCACGCCGTAACCGGCAGTGAGATGCTGTCCGCCGTCCTCGCCTGCGCGCCGTTCGTCGTCAGAATCGGCGGGGTAGCGAAGCCCGCTGCGGCGTTGTCGACTGGAACGAGGTTGATCGTCGGCTGCGTCGTACAGGTTCCACCCGTCACGGTCACAGGGCTCGCCGGAAGCCCATGCGTGGCGTCAACGGTGTAAGAACCCGCGCCCGTGACTGTCAGCGCGCCGCTCAGCGTCGTCCCGGTCACTGTGCCCGTCACAGTCGCGGCCGTGCCGCCGTTGACGGTCGGAATGGTCCAAGTGATGTTTGATCCTGGCGTGCATGTCCCGCCCGTCGCAACCGTCGCACTCGCCACGCTGGCGGGGGTGTTGTTGAGTTCGAGTTGCGGCGCCGCAAGCTCGATAGTGATGTCAATCGGAACTCCCGACGTGATAACCCCGTCAACCCGGAGCCCGACAAACGCCGCGGTTACGTCGGGCAGCGTGTAGCTGACCGCTGTTCGCTGCAATCCGACGGCGCCCGAGGCCAGGGATATGTTGGCTTGGGCCATATTTAGCGTCGTTCCACCGGAATTCCGCTCGGCGACTTTCACGTTGAACGAGCTTACGTTGGCCGGATAGACATTCGCGATCATCTTTGAATACACCGACCCCGTCCACGTCTGGCCGTAGAGCGCAGCAATCTGCGTCGTCGTCTCTAGTTGCATCGCGAAGGCCGTGCCGGTTGAAGTTCCGAACAGCCGGATTTGAATTGCGGGGAGCCCGCTGTCGGTTGCCGTAGACACGACTTGTTGCGACAACCCGGCGGGAATCGGAATCGACCAATGGAGCGGCAACGTCCCTGGGGTTCCGACAACCGCCCCCGCCATCGTGCTATTGTAGAGGCTGTTCGTCCGTCCTTCCCACTTGCCAACCCCGAGGTCCGTCACGCAGTTCTGATTCGACCCGACCTGAACCAAGGCCCCTAGCGAAGTAACGCACGTCTCGTTGCTGGCGCGGGTGTTCGTCAACGCCCCCGTCGCGCCTTTGAGATAGTACAAGCCCTTGGCGAACCACAGATCGACGCCGTTGCGCGCGGGCGGGAGAACCCAAGATGGGGCACCGCCGCCAAGCAACAATAGAAGTCCCTGCCCGCTGTCAGCTATTGCCGGCGGCGCCAGGACGGCGATCGCCAGCGCGAGCGCTACGGCGAAGATCCGAGAAAGCAGGCCGCGCATGGTCAATTCAACGCGCTGTAGGGGGTGGCGGTAAACTTCGCTCCCGACGCTTTCGTGACGGTCGACAAGGAAACGAGCGTCCAGTAGATCGAAGTGCCGGTCGGCAGATGCGGCGCCATGACGGTCCCTGCGTTTGGCGAGCACTCAGCATAGGCGCCGTCGCCGGCTTGCCCGAGGGTGGCCGACCCTACCGTACTGCCGAATGTGCACGTCAGCGACCCCAGGTAGCCCGCCGCGCCGGTCGCCGGGGCGTAAGTCCCGCCGTCGCCATTGGTAAACGTCGGCGCCGCATACCAGAGATCGACCTGCACTTGCGCGCCGGACCATCCCGAGGTCGCGTTAACGGTCAGCACCAGCTTCGGGATGAGCGCGCCGCCGCTCGCATTCGAGATAGGGAACGACGGGACGACGATTGAACCCGCCGTCGCCGACGACGCGATGAGTTGGCCGGCAGAGAGCGACGTCGCCGTGCCGCTCGTCAGCGTCGACGAGGGCGCGGTCGCGTAGGGGCTGACCTGCGCCAGCGCCGCGGACGCGCAGAACATTGTCGCAAGGAAGCTGAGGATCAGGCGTTTCATGTCAGGACTTTCCGTTGGCGATGTGCGGCCAGAACTCGTGGAGAGCGAAGCCGACGATCCCGCTTGTGAAGGTCACGATCGCAGCGATGGCTGCGAGAGTCTTGCGCACGCCCGCCCACTCGTTCGAGCGGGCAAGCAGCAAAGATAACGCTTCCCTAACCTCCTTGCGGAATTCGGCGTGGTCGATGTCCGCTCTGTCGCGAGCGTCGTCCTTGGTCTCCAAGACCGCAACCCGTTCCTCGATCCCCGTCACGTCAGCCGCCGTTCCTGGCCATGTCGCAGGCCATGCCGATCCACCAGAAATGGGCGGCGAGAAAACCGGCGAGGAGCCCGGCGAAGAACGGTAGCGGTGGCCATGCGCGGCTGAATTCCCACACCGTTCGCGAAAGCGTCGCGCGGCCAGTGTGGAGCGCCCACCACTCGAAGATACCGAAGCTGACGGCTATCGTGATGACCCAAAACGACCAAAAGAGTTCCATATCAACCTCCAGGCATAGGGGCGGGCGCGGCGGCCGGCGCGACGACCTGCACCGTCGGCACATGCGAGCACGCCTGGGCGAACAGATTGATCGGCGTCGCGTTGACACCCACGCTGATCGGAAGGCTGCTCACGACGCTCTGGACGCCCGCGGCGAGCTCCGTGAATACCGTGTTGCAAGCGACGTTGTCGCAGAGCCTGCGCGCGGCGATGACGGCGAGGCGCTGCGCCTCGAGGTCGGTCGCGAGCTTGCCCGTGAACGCGTTGGGATGGGCCTTCAAGACCTCACCGAACGGCCCGAAGGCGGTCCAGCACGCTTGGCCGTTGCCGTCTTTGATGCTGGTCGAAGTCGCGAGCGTCTCAGCCGCGGCGAAGTCGGATGCGAACAGGTCGGAGAGCGCCGCGAGAGGGCCGCCCTGAGGCACAACGGCGGCGTCGGCGGCCGGCGTGATGATGTCGCTTGGGGCGCTCTGGCCGCCGCGCGCGGCGAGGATGACCTTCTCCCCCGCATAGGCAGAGCCTGCGTGCAGGAGGGCCGAGAGGATGAACGCCAGCGCGATCGCCTTCGCGACCGTCGCAATCGGCGGAGAGACAGCCCCAGGACCATAGACAGGCGTCGCCACAGCACGGTTGTCCCCGGCGATCAGGACGACCTTCACGCCGTTGTCGGCGTTGTTGACGGCGGCGATCTGCGCAGTCGGCGTGTGCTGGCGGGCCTTGTACCAAGCGGCCCCGGCTGCGATGGCTCCGAAGAAGATCGCCACGAGATCGTTCGCGAAGGTGGCTTGATCGGCTCCGGGGATCAGTCCGGCGGTTGCGGCTTGCCCAGCAAGCGCGGTGGCGCCTGCGAGGACAATACTCGTCAGGAAGCTTTTGACTTGCGGGTCCATATCGTTCTCCTCAGTCCACTACCGAGCCGTCGAGACACCAAAGCACGGCGCCGGCGGCGGCTACCAACAAGATGGTCAAAAGCGCAACCTGCACCCATTCCGGCGCGCGGCGATCCTCCAGCCGGCGCGACGCGATCAACGCCAGGACGCTGAGGAGCGCCAGGACGATGATCTCAGTTGCGGCCAGCGCGGGGATCGTCATGGCGTGCTCGGGTCGGCGCTGTTGGCGCTGTTCAAGTCGACGATGAGATGACCGCTCGGCGCCGCAGCGCACGGGATGATCGCCTCGTCGTCGAGTTGCCAGAGATCCGCGCCGAAGAAGCCGCTCGTCGACGGATCGGGCGTCGGGAAGGCCGCGCCGGAAACCGTGTGCTGGCTCACCGTGCGGACGTGGAAAGCCCAAATGCGCGCGTTCGGGCGAAGCGCTTTGATCTGCGCGGCGAACAGAAATGAGCAATAGACGCCGGCGCCGAAGCCCTGCGCCACGACAGCATCGCACCACGCGCCGACGTACTCACGCTCTGCCGTCAGCAAGGGCGGCCCGTTCTCCAGGTCGAGATAGACGAAGCTGCCGTGGTCGAAGTTGGCCTTGAGCATCAGCGCGCACGCGGCAGCACCGTCGATGGTGCCCTGCGCCGCCGTGACAGAATGGCTTCCCGGTCCTGTCGTCTCCTGACCGACGTAGATCGGGGCAAATCCCCAACCATCGAAGTCGGCGTCGTCGGCGTCCATCCAACTCGTATTTTGGTGGCTCGGCGCCGGCGCGAGATAGAATCCGCACCAGCGAAAATTCGTGTTGGCCTTGAGCCAATCCATCGCGGCCTTGCCGGGATAGTCGCTCCTGTCGAAACCCGCGAAACCAACCATGTTCAGCCTCCGTAAACCCAAGCTGTGCCATTGCAGCCGACCGGCTGTAACGCCGCGCCGGTTGTCGAAACTGCCCCGAGGAACGCCGGACTTGCGACGCCATTTGTCACGTAAGCCTTGGCGAGGTTTGTCGCCGCGCTGCAAGTTGGCAAGTTCGCGATCGTGTACTGTTTGAACCCCGGAAGCATAATCCCGCCGGTCCCGCTCGACACATTGTTTGTTCCCGTCACGGTCAACGCTGTTCCTTGGTCGATCTCGGTGTTGTATGTCGCGTTGCCGTC